TGTCACGTGGTGAGGTTTACAGACAGACTAAAGCAACCATTGACGCAGCAAACAAACGATTGAAGCGACAAGGTGTAGACTTGAAACTATCGACTAAGGGAAAGGATGCACTCCAGTTGATAGAGACTGCAAAACAAGCGCTTAACGTCCCCGTTCAAAGTAGAAGCGCAAAACCGCGTCAAACAGCCCCGAAACAACCGGGTCAACCAAGACAAACTAAGGTTAGAAAACAATTACCCGATGGGTTTGTTTCGATGAAACGTGACGAGCTAGCAAGGGCAATGCAGCCCACAATAGACGCGGCAAACAAACGCCTAAAACGCCTGCAAGGAATGAAAACTCTTTCTCCTGCTCTAAATGCTGTTATGGAGACTGGGGGCAATTTCAGTTTGAAGGGGAAAGACAGGAACGGGGTTCTGAAAGAGGCATCCCGTGCAATTTCATTTATCAACATGAAAACGTCAACGGTTTCTGGAGCTAAAAGTTTTGAAGCAAATTTTGCGCGTAAACTGTCGAATAAGTCGCAAAACATAAGTAATGATCAAAGAAAGGTTTTGTTTGACGCGTTCAGAAAGTTAGAGCAGATGTCCCCCGTCGGTCTAAACGTATATGGAAGCGATAAGTTGATTCGGATGCTAGCAGATGAGATTGTCGATGAAAAGTTTTCGTTTGAGCAAACCATGCAAAGAGCATTGGATGAACTAAACAGAGAGTATGAACAATTCCAAAGAGAGAATGACGATTTAAACCCCTTCGATATGTTGAAAAAGGTCTAATGATGTTTACCCAAACAGACGACCACATATACAACGTTGACGAATTCGACAAAGTTTATAACAGCATAAATTCCGATATGGGGACTGTTAAGAAACGTAAAGTTCGTTATTATAACGTCCCGTGTTCATTCGACATTGAAACAACGTCCTTTTATGATAATGACGAAAAAGTGGGTCTAATGTATGTGTGGCAGCTTGGTATTGATGGGCGTGTATTTATCGGTCGAACGTGGGACGAATTTATAGAATTATTAGACCGTCTTAAAGGCGCTTTTGATATAAACATAGAAAACCGTCTTGTTGTTTATGTCCATAATTTATCGTTTGAGTTTCAATTTATTAGAAAACTTTTTAGGTGGCATTCAGTGTTTTCTATTGACAATCGTAAGCCCATTTACGCAGTCACTTGTACTGGTTTTGAGTTCAGATGTAGTTATTTATTATCTGGATATTCACTCGCTAAAGTAGGTGATAATTTAACAACGTATAAGTGCGAAAAGATGATGGGGGATTTAGACTATTCACTAAAGCGTCATTCAAAGACGCCTTTAACGCAGGACGAATTGAAGTATTGTTTTAACGATGTCATGGTTGTAATGTGTTACATAATGGAGAGAATAGAAAACGATGGTGATATTACAAAGATTCCACTAACAAAGACTGGATATGTGAGAAATTATTGTCGTAACATGTGTTTGTACGAGGGTAAATCACATAAAAAAGACAGCGCGAAAAAGTTTAAATCATATCATGAGATGATAGAGACTCTATCGGTTGATGTTGAGGAATACAAACAACTGAAGCGCGCGTTTATGGGCGGTTTCACGCACTCAAACGCAATCAATACAGGCAAAGTTTTAAATGATGTTAAATCATTTGATTTTACTTCATCTTATCCATATTGTATGATTAGTGAAAAGTTCCCGATGAGTAAAGGGCGTATAGTGGACGTTGACGAAAACACGTTTGAGGACTACTTGAACATGTATTGCTGCGTTTTCGATGTCCAGTTTATAGGTCTTATTCCTAAAGTGAATTATGAAAACTACATTTCATACAGTAAATGTTTCAAGTGTGTAAATCCGATAATTAACAACGGACGTGTCGTATGTTGTGACATGCTATGTACTACAATAACAAACGTGGATTATGACATTATAAAAGTCTGTTATTCATGGGATGAAATAAGTGTGGGTAATTTCAGGATATATCAAAAGGAATATTTACCCACTCAATTTATTAAATCGATTATAAAGCTATATCGGGATAAAACACGGCTTAAAGGTGTTGAAGGTAAAGAGGTTGAATATATGCTATCAAAAGAGATGTTAAACAGTTGTTATGGAATGTGTGTTACAGATATTGCAAGGGATAACATTGTTTATGATAACGATAATTGGGAGGTTGTAAAGCCGACGGATGAAATGTTGAGGGATGAATTAGACAAGTACAACAAAAGCAAAAAACGGTTTCTTTTCTATGTTTGGGGTATATTTGTCACTGCATACGCAAGGCGCAATCTTTTTAGTGGTATATTTGAGTTTGGCAACGATTATATTTATAGTGATACAGATTCAATAAAGGCTATAAACTACAACAACCACATGGAATATATAAACAACTATAACGAATTAACGCAACGCAAACTACAAAGGGCTTGTCAATATCACGGTTTAGATATTACGGAATTACAGCCAAAAACAATAAAAGGGGAGACAAAACTATTGGGGATTTGGGATAATGACGGGGTTTATGACGCCTTTAAAACATTGGGGGCAAAACGATACATGTATAAGCAGGGGGATGATTATCATATAACCATTGCAGGGACTAACAAACATTTGGGCGGTCAATATATTAAATCATTGCGCGACCCGTTCAATGCGTTCAACGACGGTTTAATCATACCACCACAATTTACGGGGAAATTAACACACACTTATATTGACGAAACAAAACGAGGTGTTATAATCGACTACATGGGGGATGCGTTAGAATATAGCAGTCCTTCAGGTATTCACATGGAGCAATGCGAATATAATTTAAGTTTGGCAAGTGGTTATATAGATTACTTAAATGGAGTAAAGGAAACATGGAAATAAAGTTTTATTCACTGGATGAAATATTGAAGAAACAGGCGCAATACAATATTATTATTGGAGAGAGAAGCAACGGCAAAACGTATGCCACACTTTTATATTGCCTCAAACAATACGTTAAATATGGCAGTCAATTTGCTATTATTAGACGATGGAAAGAGGACATAAGAGGAAAGAGAGCGCAAACCACGTTTAATGGTATTGTGTCAAATAATGAAATCGAACGTTTGACAAACGAAAACTACAACGGGATTTATTACAATTCTGGAAAGTGGTATTTGTGTAAATATGATGAATCACTCAAAAAACCTGTTTGTGATAGCAACCCGTTCGCGTATGGGTTCAGTCTAACAGACATGGAGCATGACAAATCCACTTCATATCCTAACATAAAAAATATAGTATTTGATGAATTTATAACTAGAACAATGTACATTCCCGATGAATTTGTGACATTTATGAACTGCATTTCTACTATTGTACGACACAGGAACGATGTCAAGATATTCATGCTAGGGAATACTGTAAATAAATATTGTCCATATTTCAACGAATTTGGATTAAGTAACATACAAAAGCAAAAGCAAGGAACTATCGATTTATACCAATATGGTAACAGTGGTTTAAAGGTTGCAGTTGAATATTGTGATAGTCTCAACATATCGAAACCCTCAGACGTTTACTTTGCATTTAATAACCCAAAACTTAAGATGGTTACAAGTGGTGTTTGGGAGCTAGATATTTATCCACATTTACCCATTAAATACAAACCTAAAGACGTTTTATTTACATACTTCATAGAATTTGATGATTCTATTGTACAGTGTGAAATAGTGTCTATTGAAGAAAATGTGTTCACCTACATACACAAAAAGACTACACCAATAAAATATGATAATGACTTTTTATTTAGTCTAAAAGCAAGTGCAAATTATAACACATTCAGAAACATATTTAAACCAATGAATAAGACACACCAGAAACTGTTATATTTCTTTAATGCGAATAAGGTTTTCTATCAAGATAACGAAACGGGGGAAATTGTGAGGAATTACTTGAACGTTTGTAAAACTTTGTAAACATTTGTTCATAACAATATCTGGAAATTTGTTCATCACTATATACTGAACATTTCATCTCAACCACAAAGCAAAACTTTTGTAATCTGAAGATAAAGTTTGTTTTGTGGTTTTGTTTTCTTTATACAAAGTTCAAACATTTCATCTCAACCACAAAGCAAAACTTTTGTAATCTGAAGATAAAGTTTGTTTTGTGGTTTTGTTTTCTTTATACAAAGTTTAGGAAAAGTTTTCTATTGACTTCATGTAATTAAAATTATACAATTACAAAAAGATTACAAAAAGATTATCGTAAATTTAATTATAATATATTTCGGAG